AGCTTAGAGACAAACGATTAGATAGCGCATTTAAGAAGGCTATCGAGCTGGGCGAACCAATGCCAGAAAAGCAGATTGATGCTGCTGTTAGTCGATTACAGGCTCGCACACTTCGGTATAGAGGCCAAAACATAGCAAGAACGGAGTCGCTTAGCGCATTGTCAGAAGGTCAAAACACTGCTATCCAGCAAGCCATTGATACGTCAGAGCTAGACGCTGATACAATTAAGCTCTGGGATTCTAGCGGAGACGGCAGGACACGACCTGATCACATAGCCGTAGAGGATAGCTACCCAGACGGAATACCGTTTGACCAGTCGTTTAACGTTGGTAGTGTTATGATGAAGTGGCCGCGTGATCCCAATGGCGGTGCCAAACAGGTGATTAATTGTCGATGCAAGTTGGTGACGCGTGTTGATTTTGCGGGCAAGGCTGCGAGGGAGATACGCGGCTTTGGCTAAATCATTCAGCGACACAATAAGCAAGTGGACTCAGCGCATGAATATCGCTATGGAAGCAGTGGCTAAAGAATCCGCACAGAGCTTGGCCGAAGAAGTAAGTAAGCCACGCGCTAAAGGTGGAAGAATGCCAGTAGATACAGGATTTCTGCGCAACTCAATGGCCGCTGCTGTAAATTCAATCCCCAGTGGTGAATCTAGCGATGTATTCGATATGCAACCCGTCACGCTTGCGATTAATAAGCTCAAAGCAGGTGATAGACTAGTGCTAGGCTTCACGGCTAACTATGCGCGAGCCATGGAGTATAGGTACTTTTTCGTGCGTAGCGCCGCGATGAATTGGCCTTTACATGTAGATAAATCAATTAAGAAGGTGGCGAAAGCAATACGATGACAATTAAAATAGTTTTACCGAATGGCAATAAAGCACGACCAGCAAACGGAACCATGGTATTCACTGAAGATGGGCGTGAAATCAATGGAATCAGTGGCATTACGGTTACATTGATGCCGAATGAGATGATAATGGCAACAATAGACGTAGAGGTATCTTCTATTGAGAATTTTGAAGGAATAGAGGCTTTCGTTAATATCATAAAGCCAGAGGCGATCGATGAATAACACAATTAAGCAGGCAATTCATGGCATACTAACAAGCGCAGCATTAGGCTATCCTATAGGAGGTCCAGCGGTTGAGTTTACGCCACCTGACAAGGGTAAATGGCTTGAGGCTTCTTTTGCACCAAACTCAGATCTAGACAATGCGCTTGCTTACGATTCTGGATATATTCCACGGGGAATATATCAAGTTGTTGTTTACGACAGGCCTGGAATTGGCGATCAGGACGCAGGGCTGTTAGCAGAACAATTGCAAACGCTATTCGCTAAAGGTACTGCTATCACAGGTCAGGTTCGCATAGTCAAGCGGCCTGAGATTTTACCCATGGACGCGATGGACGACCGGTTCGGTATAGTCGTTTCCATCGAATATAGTGGCTAACGATAGTTATATGCTATTATGGCGAACGGGCATTATGCTCAACTTTAAAACGTTTTGGAGATTTAGAATATGGGTAAAATGACATCAACCGGCGTAACGCTTGGCGTAGTGGCTGGACTTCCTGCCACTTTTGACGCTGCTGGCTATGCTGCTTTATCATTCGTCAATGTTGGCGAAGTGGTTGACCTTCCTGAATATGGTCCGACTGTGCAGGTGGTTGAATCAAATCCACTAGCAACGGGTATCACTGAAAAATATGCAGGCTTCACTAACTATGGCTCTATTGCTGTAGGTCTTGAATTGGACATCGAGGACGCGGGACAGGTAATTCTTGAATCGGCTATTCCAGATGCTGGTCTTGATTCGCCACATTCTTTTGCTATTACATATAGTGACGGAACGATTGAGTATTTCCATGGTGGGGTATTCAGCTATACTCGCGCACCAGGCAGTGCAAACTCAATGGTTGGATCTACTGCTAGCGTAGAGATTAACTCTAAGATTATTCGCGTAACAGCATAAAAAATTAGGGCGGCTAGGTTTAGCGACTGAATAGAGATTTAATCCACCTCGTGCCGCTCTTTCTCTGGATTATTTATCATTACAGGTATGAAGATGACTAATATTTTAAAAATGTTCGATACGGTTTCAAGCTCTGAAGAGGGCTCATGGTTGCACTTACGCGTACCGGGCACTGACGAAAAAGCGTATGCGGACGGAGACAAGCAGAAGAAGCCTTTGCGAATCAAGTTAAAGGGTCCGGATTCTGACGCATGGACAGCATTTGCCCGCAAGGCTGCAAAGCAAGAATCAAAGAATAAAACAACGCACGAAATGGCGCTAGATGATGCTCAACTAATGGCGAAAATGACGCTAGGTTTTGATAATATCCCAGATTTTGAATTTAGCAAAGACGCGGCGATTAAGCTGTATCTTGATTATAAAGATATCCGCATTCAAGCGATTAACCACGTTGCCAATCGTGAAAATTTTATCAAGAAGCCGAACGAAGTCTAAAACTTTGGGCGGCTCAACTCGGCTGGCTGCACTCAACACCAAAACGCAGTCGGTCGAGTGATGCAAGAACGAGGATAGAGCAGTACGGTGACGGGCATCCTTATTCCTCTCTACCTCCTGTTGATGGCTTTGAGTTTATGACTCAGTTATTCATTGATAGTGGACTGTATTCAAGCGGTGGCATGGGAGTGTCGCCGTTAACGTGGTCGGAGTTGTCAGCGTTCAGTAGTTGCGGAGCCCTTAACCTAAACGCTTGGGGGTTTTCGCGGCTAATGGATATGTCTAGGGCTTATTGCAGTTGGAACTCAAAAGGTTCTCAACAGAGCGATATGGCCGACGATGTGCCGTATGTTGATAAAACCAGAAGCGCGTCCGATTATCTAATTAGGCAGCGCGAAGCATCAATTAAAGAACAAGAACAGCCACTTATATAGTGGCTTTTTTATTTGTGTTATTATTAACCAAACTATGAGGTTAAAAAAATGGCAAGTACACTAGCTCAACTCGGGTTTGATATTCGAACGAACGAAATCAAGGATGCTACAAAATCACTAGATAAGTTATCAGCGGCATCAAAAGGAGTTGATAAATCACAGCGAGGACTGGCTATTGCTGCCAAGCTGGCTGCGGGTGCTCTAGGAGCCCTAGGTGCTGCGCAGGTAATTCGGTCGATATTTGACACAGTAAGATCAACTGAAGCACTTCAAGCATCATTAAAAACAGTAACTGGATCTATTCAATCAGCTACAGAGGCTTGGGATGAGTTATTAGGATTCGCTAAAACCACACCTTTCACATTAGACCAGTCTGTAAACGGCTTCATTAAAATGAAAGCTTTAGGTCTTGATCCTACTACTGAGGCAATGAAGGCGTTCGGCAATACCTCAGCCGCCATGGGTAAAAGCCTTACTCAAATGATTGAGGCGGTAGCTGATGCCTCGACGGGTGAATTTGAGCGTCTAAAAGAATTCGGCATAAAATCAAAACGCGAAGGTGACAATGTTATTTTTACGTTTCAGGGCGTAGAGACGACAATTAAAAATAGCTCAGATTCAATCGTTGGCTACCTAGAAGATATTGGCAATACTCAGTTCGTTGGTGCAATGGCTGATCAAATGAATACTATTAACGGCCAGCTTTCTAACCTTGAGGATAATGTTGACGGGTTATTTAGGGCTATTGGTGCTGCTGGTGTTGCTGATAGCTTTTCATCTTCAATAGAAACGGCATCTAGCGCTGTAGACTCACTAACTGAAAACCTTGATGGCATTATTGATGCTGCAACATTCCTAAGTATAGCGGTGGGAGTAAGGCTGACTAAGTCTCTATCTTTAAGCGCATCGGCAATGGTGGTAAGCTCAATAGCGGCAGGTAGGTCGGCAGCGGCGGACGCAGTAGCAGCACAGCAAGCAGTAAGACGCACAGCGGCAGAATTGCTTACATCTAAAGCAATTCTATCAAGGGCGGTAGCAGACTCAAAGGCACTCGCAGGAACCAACGCCCACGCCTTTGCAATGGCAAACCTATCAGCAGCATCAACCAGATCAACAGCAGCACACCTAGCTAACACAGCGGCGGTAAGTGCCTCAACCGCCGCAATGGCTAAGGCTAGTATATCTGCTAGGGCATTAGGGGTATCAATGGCCTTTGTTGGTGGCCCTTTAGGTGTTGTGGTTACAGCAGCAGCGGCACTATTATATTTTGGCACAACCTCAGACTCAACAGCACAAGACGCGGTTAAATTGCAGGCAAGGATTGATGATCTTGGTGATTCATTTGATAAGCTAGGCAAAAAACAAGCGGCGGTTGCAGTTCTTGACTTGGCAGAGAGCAATAAGAAACTGAATCAAGAGTTAAGCATAGCAAACGCTAGAGCCGAGACTCTAAATATGAACATTAGCCGATTTGGCCAGGGCAGCAAGGCGGCAGAATGGAGAGAGGAGCTAATCAGGGTTGAAGGCACCCAAGAAAAGCTAGGCGGCCAGATTGCCACCACTTCTGGAAAAATAGAGAAGCTAAACTCTATAATAAACAATACTGACGCATCGGAGCTGGGCGAGGCGGCGAAGACAGTTACCTCAGAATTCGCTAAATTGTCAGAATCAATTGATCAGCAATACCTAAAACTAAAGCTCGGAGAAAATGGATACCTTCAGTATAAACTGGCAATAGCCGGTGCAACAGAGGCACAAATAGCGTCTATTTTGGAAATAAAAAACGCTTCGGGCGCCATTGTAAAAGATGCTAGTACTAAAAAGGAAGCGACCGAGTCGGCAAAGGAATATAGTGACGCACTAAAAGTCATAGCTCAGAATGCGAGAGATGCAATAAACCCACTAAGCGACTTAAATAAGAGCATTAAAGATGCCATAAGTGCCAATGCCGCTGGATTGCTTGATGATGCTGATTTAAAGAACTACCTCATTAAATTAAATAAAGATTTCAAATCTGCTGGTGATAAATCGGGTTCAGGATTCGCTAAAAGCTTCGAGTCATCAACTTCTAGCATAGCCTCATCATTGCAGGATGCTATAACTTCCGGCGACTGGGCAGGATTAGGCGCAACAATAGGCGGCGCATTAGCTGGAGGTATTGCTGCGTCTGTATCTGATAGCATGGCAACATCACTAGGTACTATCGGTGCGGGTTTCGCTGGTGCTGTGGCCGGCGGTCTAGCTGGCCTAGCAGTTCAAAAGATCACTGAGTTCATGACCGACGATTACGACCCTACGGCTAGGCGTCAAGCATCACAAGGAACCGGTACGGTGCTCGGATCAATCAATGAAAAATCACGAAGCATTGAAAAATCATCCGATATTACAGCGAGCGCAACCAGTGAATTAATCGGAATTAATAGATCGATGCTTAACGCATTGGAGCGTGTTAATTCTGGAATAACTAACGCGTCCGCGAGTGTTGCTAGGGGTTCGAATATAAACTTCAGCAGCCCAGGTATCACAAATGGTGTCAGCGGTAGTCGTGAGTTTGACGACCTGATTAGCATGTCCACTCTCGGCCTAGGTATTGGCGGCGAGATCGGCAAAATATTCGGTGGCTCTTCTAAGAAAAAAGATGAGGGAATACAGATTGTAGGCGGCTACATGTCCGACCTTATTGATGACACTTTAGTAAACGCTTACGCAACATTTAGAGTTAAGAAAAACTTCTATTCCAAGACCAAAACTAAAAATAAAACTCAAGACCTCGGCGATGAGATAGGGAATCAATTCTCGCTTGTTTTCGAAAGTGTTCTTGATTCAGTTATTGCTGGAGCGTCTGCTTTTGGTATTGACTCATCAGCTACGGACGGCTTTAAGATAAAGACCCAGAAAATCAGCACTGAGAAAATGAGTGCTGAAGATGAAGAAAAAGCATATCAAGAATACTTCGGCACTGTATTTGATAATCTAACAGCTTACACAATACCATGGCTAGAGGATTTTCAGCAGGCAGGCGAGGGCATGGGTGAGACTTTTTCCAGGGTTGGTGCGCAGATTCAAACCACTAATGATGTCGTTAGGCAGCTTGGAGTAGGTTTCCAAGATTTGAACGGCGCAGACCTTGCCGCAGCTTCTCAGTATTTAGTTGAAGCTGCTGGTGGTATGGAGCAGCTAGGCTCATCAATGACTGGGTTTATTAAAAACTTTGAAAGTGAAACTA